ATAAAAACTTGGTATTCTTGAAAGTGTTTCCAATCCTATTACTGGAACTACACTAGCTGATGCAAATACATTTTATCCAGTTGTAAGTCTGAGATTAAAATCTGATCAATTAAGTGCCGTTGCTCTTATAAGATCTCTACAAACAGCAACAAATGATAACACGAATGTTTATTGGAGATTAATTGAGAACCCAACTCTAACTGGAGCAAGTTGGACAGATCATCCAGATCCAAACTCTTTTACACAATATGACACCAGTGCTACTGATACAACTGGTGGAAATATTATCTTGAGTGGATTTACAATTTCTGGTGGTTCTTCTCTTGTAGATGTTGATGATAAAGCAGCACTACAAATTGGTAGAACTGGTATTGGTACAATCAGTGATATATACACTCTTGCTTGTGCATCTCCCAACACCAATAAAAAAGCACTTGCGGTACTGAACTGGATTGAACAAAGGTAATTTTTTATGAGTGAAGTATATCTTGGTAATCCAAATCTAAAAAAAGCAAATACATCAATTGAATTCACTGAGGATCAAATTATTGAATTCCTCAAGTGTAAGCAGGATCCGGTGTACTTTGCTAAGAATTATATTAAAATCGTCTCTCTGGATGAGGGTCTAACACAATTCTCTCCATATCACTTTCAAGAGAAGTTAATTACCAACTTCCATGAGAACAGATTTAATATCTGTAAGATGCCTCGTCAAACGGGTAAATCTACTACAGTCGTATCATACCTTTTACATTATGCTGTATTCAATGACAGTGTAAACATTGGCATCCTGGCAAACAAAGCAGCAACTGCCAGAGAACTTCTGAGTAGATTACAAACTGCTTACGAAAACTTGCCTTCTTGGATGCAACAGGGTATCCTGTCATGGAACAAAGGATCAATGGAGTTGGAGAATGGCAGTAAGATATTGGCAGCTTCTACGTCTGCAAGTGCTGTCAGAGGTATGTCGTTCAACATCCTCTTTCTCGACGAGTTCGCATTCGTCCCGAATCATGTTGCTGACTCGTTCTTTGCATCTGTTTATCCTACTATTACTTCTGGTAAAAACACCAAAGTAATTATTGTATCCACACCACACGGTATGAATCACTTCTACCGTATGTGGCATGATGCAGAGAGAAGTAAGAATGAATATATTCCAACTGAAGTTCACTGGTCAGAAGTTCCAGGTAGAGATATAGTCTGGAAAGAACAGACCATTGCTAACACTTCCGAACAACAATTCAAAGTTGAATTTGAATGTGAATTCTTAGGTTCTGTCAATACCCTTATCAATCCAGCAAAACTTAAAACTCTTGTATATGAAGACCCAATACAAAGAAATGCTGGACTAGATGTATATGAAAATCCAATCAAAGAACATAACTACCTTATTACTGTTGACGTTGCTCGTGGCTTGGGGAACGATTATAGTGCATTTATCGTGTTTGATATTACAGAGTTTCCCTATAAGGTAGTTGCAAAGTACAGAAACAATGAAATCAAACCAATGCTATTTCCAAGTGTTATCTTAGATGTGGCAAGAGGATATAATCAATCTTGGTTATTGATTGAAGTTAATGATATTGGAGATCAAGTTGCAAGCATCCTCCAATATGACTTAGAATATGAAAATATCCTTATGTGTGCCATGAGAGGTAGAAATGGTCAGGTAGTTGGTTCTGGATTTAGTGGTAAGAAATCTCAACTTGGAGTTAGAACGACTGCGGCAGTGAAGAAGTTGGGATGTTCTAATCTTAAAACTCTTATTGAAGATGATAAACTAATTGCATCAGACTATGAAGTTATCTCAGAGTTAACTACTTTTGCACAAAAAGGTAATTCTTTTGAGGCAGAGGAAGGTTGTAATGATGACCTAGCAATGTGTCTTGTCATTTTCTCCTGGTTAGTTGCACAGGACTATTTCAAGGAGATGACTGAAAATGATGTAAGAAAGAGAATATATGAAGAGCAGAGAAATCAGATTGAACAAGATATGGCACCATTTGGATTTATTCAAGATGGATTTAATGATGAGACAACTTTTGTAGATGATTCTGGAGATAGATGGTATGCAGATGAATATGGTGATCGTTCATATATGTGGGATTATATGTAATGTCTTTTGATGATGAGATTGAATTAGAACATTTATTGTTTCTTGAGAGAAAGTGTAGAGTGTGTGGCAAAGTAAAGAATTTACTAGATGATTTTTATAAGACTAGGAAGGATAGAACATTAGCATCTTCATATTCATATGAATGTAAAGTTTGCACTGTAGACAGAGTTAAGTCTACTAAAAAGAAAAAAGATATTACTTGGGAATACCCCGATTGGTAGTTCACGCAGAGTTTCCCCAGTGAAAATACCCCTTTCCATAAATATTTTTAGATAAATTTGGACTGCGAGGGTAAAAAAGATGCCACTAAATTTAGCATCTCCTGGTATTGTAGTAAGGGAAGTAGACCTGACTGTTGGCAGAGTCGATCCAACATCTGCTAGCATTGGAGCGATTGTTTCACCTTTCGCACAAGGTCCGGTAGAAGTTCCTACAATAGTTGAGAGCGAGAAAGACTTATTGGAAGTCTTTGGAAAACCATATGGAACGGATAAGCATTATGAGCACTGGCTCACTGCTTCTTTTTCTTAGCATACGGAGGATCACTTAGGGTAGTAAGAGCAGATGATTCTGGTCTTCAGAACGGAAAAGTTGGTACTGCATCCAGCATCAAAATTAAGAGTTTAGAGCATTATGAAGAACTTGGATATGATGAGAACACAATTGCTGGTATTACAGTTGCAGCAAGAAATCCTGGTTCTTGGGGTAACGGATTAAGAGTTGGCATTATCGATGCCAAGGCAGATCAGATTATTACATTATCTGCAGCAAATAGCATTGCTATTGGTATGGGAGTTACTCAGGCACTTTCTGCAACTTTACCTGGAATAGGAACAACTTCAGTTCTTGATGGACATTTAAAAGGTATTGTTACAGAGGTTGATGGAACTAACGTATCTGTAAAAGTTCTTGAGCACGTTTCTGCTGCAGGAACTGTAACAGAGGTTGATTATCAACCTTCTGGAGTATATGCATTCTCGTCTAATGCTAACGTTGCTATTCACACTGCAGGAGTTGCAACTTCATATGCCTCTACTTCAGTTACGGCCAAGGTAGACTGGTTTGATCAACAGGATCTCACTTTAACTTCTTCATCGACAGTTAAGTGGAACACACTTGCAGATCGTCCAGGAACTTCGTCATATGCAGCAGCAAGAGGATCTAGATTTGACGAGGTTCACGTTGTTGTAATTGATGGTGATGGAGATATCACCGGAAATAGTGGAACAATTCTTGAGAAGAGTCTTAGCCTTTCGAAAGCAAAGGATGCTGAATTCTCCTTAGGTTCACCACAATACTGGAGAAAGTTCATTGCCAATAATTCAGAGTATATCTTTGGTGGTTCTGCACCAGCAGGTATTGTAACTACTGGATTTGCAAGTGGTGGAACCGGATTTGATCTTGAGTCTGATGTTAGTTGGGATCAAAATGCAGAGGGAATTACCTTTGCCGGAGTCGGAAACACCAATACTACTTTAAGTAAAGGTTGGAACTATGGTGGAAAAATTGGTATCACATCAACTAATGCATTATCTGCAGGATTGAGTGGACTGGTAACCGGTTATGGATTGTTCGAAAATGACGACGAGTATGATGTAGATTTCATTCTGATGGGATCTGCCGCATATTCGAAAGAAGATGCACAGGCACTTGCCAATAAGTGTATTGCAGTTGCCGAAGCAAGACAAGATGCAATTGCATTTGTCTCACCATACAGAGGTGCAGCACTTAATGATGTAGGTGCAGGAACAACCGATGTAGATGATAGAGCAGTAACAGTTAATTCTGCAGACACTATCACTGATAATGTGATTAGTTTCTATGCTCCTGTCAGTTCATCTTCTTATGCAGTATTCGATTCTGGATACAAGTATATGTTTGATAGGTTTGCAAATACCTTCAGATATGTCCCATTAAATGGAGACATTGCTGGTCTTTGTGCTAGAAACGATGCAAATAACTTCCCTTGGTTCTCACCTGCTGGAACAAACAGAGGTGCAATCCTCAATGCAGTTAAACTTGCATATAACCCAAGTAAGACTCAGAGAGATAGACTTTATTCTAACAGAGTCAACCCTGTAATCTTCTCACCTGGTGCTGGTATTGTTCTCTTCGGAGACAAAACTGGATTTGCCAAGGCATCGGCATTCGATCGTATCAACGTTCGTAGATTGTTCATCTATCTTGAGGATGCAATCTCTGCTGCAGCAAAAGATCAACTCTTTGAATTCA